GACGGAGTTCTATTACTTCTTCCCCTCTTAAAATCATTCTCCTTAAAGCCTTTCTTCGGTTTTATGTTTATATTATACACTCTTTCTTTCCCCCTGTCAACAAATAAAATAAAAAAGCCTATGATTTCTCATAGACTTCCTCTGGTCTCTTATTTATTTACTAGCTCTTTCAAAGCTGTTCCTGACTTAAAAACAAGAGCTTTTTTAGCTTTAATCGTGAGTTCTTTCCCTGTCTGTGGATTGCGTCCTTTACGCTCTGCACGTTCTCGTACTTCAAAGTTGCCAAAGCCAAGCAACTGGACTTTTTCGCCATCTGCTAAAAACTCTGAGATTTTATCAAAGATATACTCTACTGCTTCTTTTGAGCGAACATTACTGTAGCCAAGCTCTTTAGCCATTGATTTATAAATATCTCGTTTAGACTTCATGTTCCCATCCCCCTCTTACTACATTTTGTATAACTATTATATCACTTTATTGATTCGTTTAAAACAAAATACGGTAGGAGAGAATCGCAAAAAACTATCCTACCGTATATAAAGAAATTAAGTTTTTCTCAGTTGAGAATATTTCAGGAGTTTAAGTAAGACACGCAACTATCTTACCCACACCTTATTAAGCATTATATCACGCATTTACTATAATTACAACCCAAAAATAAAAAAAGACAAACATTTCTGCTTGCCTTTCCTTGTAATTTGTTATGAAAGAGGTATTTAGATAGTGTTAGTCTTTCTTGCGTTTCAAAAGTCCAACGCCTGAGAACAAAGTAGTTAGTCCTGCGATAAGCATTGACGCACTTTCTTCCAATCCTGTGTTTGGAAGGCGTGTCAATTTACCGTCTTTTTCTTTAACGGTAACTGTACCGTCTTTTTCGACTTGTCCACCAAGTTCTTCTGGGGCAAAAGTTTGTTCTTCCCCTGCGTCATTTTTAACGATAACTTTTCCGTTATCTGTAGAGACTACAGTTCCCTTGTCAGTTTCGACTGGTTTTGCGTCTGTTGTAGTTGGATCAACGATTGGCAAGTTGGTATTGTCCTTCTTGTCATCAGAAAGTTTCTTATCATCAGCAGGCTTCTTGTCATCTGCCTTGTCTGTTGTTGTAGAAGGTGTTTCTGTAGTTGATGGCACTTCTGGAACAGCCGGAGCTTCTGTTGATGGCTCTGTAGTTGTAGATGGTGTTTCTGTAGTTGATGGCACTTCTGGTACAGCAGGCGTTTCTGTTGTAGCAGGAGTTTCCGTAGTTGCAGGCGCTTCTGGTTCAGCAGGTTTTTCTACTGGTTTTTCATCTGCGATAGGAACAACTGGAATTTCTGGAACAGCAGGTGTTTCTGTGCCTGTGTTTCCTGTATCAACTGCGTCTGCGCTAGGAACGTTTGTTTCCTTTGGTGCTTCTGTTGCTGTTGCAACTGCGTCTGGACTGATGACATCATCAGCGAAAGCTACGGTAGTGTTTGCTAGTGAAAGCAATGCTACTGAGCAAGCAAGTGTTACAAAAGTTTTCTTCATGAGAAAATCTCCTTTTTTTATTTTTTAAAATAATCACGAACTATAAAGTCCAAGGTCTTTGTGTTGGTCTTGAACCCTTCTTCTTCTTTGACACGGTTAAATTCGTCCACAAGTTCTCGTGGTACTTTCCAACCGTACACTATCAGGTCTTTAGCCACCATAATTTCCCCTTACTTTTTTATCGTGATTACATTATATCACATTGTTTTTATTTTTGCTAGTATTTTTTGTAGTTTTTTTGCTAGTATTTTAAAATAAAAAAGAGAAGCTGAAAACTTCTCTTTTTCTTTGCATTTTAAACTAGACTAGGTAGGATAAGCCAACCAAGGATACCTGCTACAATAGCTGTACCGAATGAGAAAAGCGCCTTTTTCCAATCATGTTTTCGTAGGTAATGAATACCCATGAAACAAGCAATAAGAATCAAAGCAAACATACCCCATTGTGTCAAGCCAACAAAATCTTTTTGGCTTTCTTTTCCTGCTTCAACAATTTGTGTCTTGTTTTTGATATTGTTCAGTTGATTTTTCAAACTTGGATCAAATGTAGTTAGTAGTTGTAGTTTTGTAAACATAGTTAATTACCTTTCTTTTTTCAGCGTATTGCTTATAGTTTAATTATATCATATCGTTAAAAGTCTGTGTTTACTTTCTCTTTTTCTTTTTCCTTTTCTTAGGATAGCGTACAGGCTTTTTAATTGGTTTCATACCCTCTTTACGAGTGATATTTGTTACTGTTGAGGAAGAATCGTCCTTGACAACTGAGGTTTGAGAAGGACGTTCTTGACTGACGATTGTAGGCTTCATCTTACCTTCACGTTGAGGAAGCATTGGTTTTTCCCCTGTCGTTGGAATCTTAGTTCCTTTATCTGTTGGGTTTGGTTTATTTGCTCTGCGTTTATCTACAAAGCCTTTGACCTTATCTGCTCCTTGACCGATAGCCTTTCTGATAGGACTTTGAGGACTACTGAACTTACGTCCTACAGTATTGAATCCTTGGTTTGTCTTGTTAGCAAGGTTATTCATACCGATAGCTGACATGGTTGCTGTCGTAGCAATTCTAGCCACTTGATAGTAAGCGCCTGCGCCCTTACCTGCAACCGAAGCAAGTTTACCTAACTTACCTTTAGGCTTAGTAGGGTTTGGTACTCCCTTGCCTTTAGGAGCGCCTTTAGGAGTTCCGTTAGGAGTTCCACCATTAGGAGTTCCCTTAGAACCATCTTTAGTTTCTCCTGCACCTGCTTCTCCTTCTTTGTTACGCAAAGGACTACGTTGTTTTTCTTCTTCTGTAAGCTCTTTACGGTTGCCTTCAACCTCTTGTCCGTATGGACTATCTGGACTATCTGGATTGTAGGTATCATCTGTACCAGTAGGGCTTGTTGTACCTGTTCCACCATCTTCATCTGCTGTAGGCGAACCACCAAGGTCATTATTGCCACTACCAAAGCTATTCTTGACACCACCCAAGCGTTGTTGAAGGTCTTGTTTAGCTCCAAGCAAGCCACCTGTAACAAGTCCTAGTAAAGCACCTGCTCCAAAGCCACCTGAGTTTTGGTAGATAATGCTATCTAAACCGTAGCGTCCGAATAACCAACCCTTGATCGCTAGACGAATCACGTCAAACATATAGATTAGTCCAACGATTAAAGAAATTTTCTTGTCTGCTACTTGCACGAATGGGTAGGTCAATACCCAAGCTATACATAGTACACCGAATCCGACACCAAAACTTCCTGCCATACCGATAGGCGAATCATTCAAGGCTTTAGCGGTTGCAGAAATAATACTTACCCCAAACTGGAACGTTGAAGGGATAAATTCAACGATAAAGCCCCAGAACCACGTTAGGATTGAGTAGTAAACTGCGTTCGACCATGAACCTTTAAAACCTGCAGACATAGCCTTCCAACGTCCTACAATATAGTCTGTGATACTGATTGTAGCAAGCGTCTTAACGTAGGTCATCAAGATAATTGTGTAAGCAAGAGTGATAAAGAACCCACTTATCTGCATTGAAGAAATATCATCTGATTTTTGAGGAGTGATGAACCTGTTGTAGATGAATGGTGTCTTAGAACTTGACTTACCTTTACCTGAATCTGAGTGGTTCAAGTTGCTTGCGTAGTAACGCAACTCAGTCTCTTTAAGTTGAGATTGAAGAAGGAACACTACAGATTGGTTTGATAGTTGAAGGTCTGATACGTCCATATCGGACTTCGTACCCATGTACTTATTTATCAATGCAAGGTTATAGGCGTTGACATACTTCCAATAGAAATAATGTTGTCGCCCATCTGACTTGTACCCTGTCCCATCTTCGCTCATTTGAGGAGCTGTTACAGTTTCAGGAGCTTTGTCATCATCTTCTAGTTTAGAACCTTGTTGTTTTCTCAGGTTTGCAATCTGAGTGGATTTCCCTGCACCGTACATATAGGTTGAAGGGTGTTCTGTGATAGCGTTGTTATTTGTGTTAGCACCGTATAGATAAGTCCACGGTTGAGATAGTGTAACAGGAGTTGCTTCCCAATACACACCATAGAATCCAATATAAAACTGTTTCTTATAATTTGGATCTTTTGCGTTTGACGTTCCTGATAGATAAGCAAACTCTGTTGACTTGTTTTCGTCACTTGCACTTTCGCTTTCTTCCTCTTGACGCTTGATACTTGCGTCATTTTGAGTGAAGATATAAGGATAACCGTCAAATTGATAACCAACTGGAACAAAGTCAGCAGATTGTTGTGAGCCACCACTTAGTTTCAGCATTGGCGCTCCGTAAATCGTGAACTTGGTCTTTTCCTTGTTCTCTCCCTCGATTCGATAGCTCATGTAGCCATTTTTTACAAAATCAGCAGGAAGGTCATTAGAAGCAACTGAGTTCCCTGTTCTATTTGCGTTAGCTAGTTTACTTGCCTGTGCAATACCACTTAGGTAGGTATTCACGTCAAAGGTTGCCCCTTGCGTGTTGTGTTGACTTAAATCAGCAGATAGCTCTGAACCAAGTTTAGCTTCGATACGTTGGTTGAGGTCTTTAATTTGTTTAGATGACATACCCCAACTAGCAATATCAATATCGTCAGAGTTAATCAGCTCTTGATACTTAGGAGCGCCATCTTTACCTGCAAAGTTATAGGCTTCTCGCAAGTCAAAGTTAAAGGCTACACCGTATTTCAGCATATCTATCTCTTTGTCGCTTACTTCATCTTGCGTTTTATATCCTGCTTCTCCTATCAATGGAGCGCCTGTTACTATCCCTGCAAGGATAATCATAACGACTGGTGCAGATATTCTAAAGAACCACTTTGTAATCGCCTGTCCGTATTTACCTTTACGGAAGGTCATTCGATAGATAAGTGATAGGAAGCCAATCAGCAACCATATCAAGAATATCCAATTCCTGTAGGTGTTGATAGTCTCTGCTAAACCTGTGATAGTCTCGTTAGTAAAGATATAATCTTTAATATTGATAGCTAGGTTTACTAGCCAATTATCTGAGCCTGATTCTCCTTTAGCCTTGTAGAAAATCATTCCGATTGGATCGCCAAAGATATTGACAAGCCCTGTTACAAAACCAAGGAAAGCATTAGCTACTGAGTTGAACACGTCAAGAATCATTGCTATTAACCATAGCGCAGGAGCAAGGATAGTCAAGATAACGTTTCCGATTACACCGAACCAACCATTATTATTACTCCAAATATCCCCAAGCATTGAGCCAAGGTCATTACTTGTAGTAGAGTTCGTGTCTGTTGCTGTAGCACTAACTGAGATAAAGCCCCAACCACCATAAACTTTCAACATATTAGCAAGTGTCTTACCTTCTGGTTGTGGACTACCTGCCATGTTGATTGAGTTAGGGATATAAGCCCCTTTGGTCTCTCCGTTCCCTGCGTACTTTCTGACTGCTTCGTTTGACTTGTAGGCTTCGTCATTGACAAGTACGTTACTTGAAGGAGCAGGATAATACTTGATTTCTCCATAGGATAGGTCAATATCCTTGATTGCGTCGTCTCCTGAACCCCCTTTAGTGTACATAATGTACGCTAGGAGCGTATTTGTAGAAGGTCTATCTCCCACGTTAGGATATGATGACGCAAATTCTTCTGCCAAGGCTCTTTGTTTGTCCTGTTGAGATTTCTTACGGTCAGCTTGGCTTTGTTTCTTTTCTTGCTTCTTAGTAAGGTTAGAGCGAACTGCATAGCTGTTGCTCTTGTCAAAGTTATCTCCCTTTGTCTTAATATCAGCAACAGGAACAAAGACATACATTGTAGCACTCTGAGCCTTACTCAGTTCATCAGCAGTTTTAAAGTCTTTCTGTTGCCACTCTCCACCTGTTTTCAGGTTATGAGACGTAGTTTTGACTGGATAGTAGGCTTTTAGGTCTTTACCCTCTTTTTCCTTATACCAATACCCATCATTCGCCTTGTAGAAGCTCTGCATATAGGATTCATCTTGACGTGCTAAAGCGTTAGAGGTCTTACTACTATTAATTTCGGTTGAAGAAAAGTAGGCTACTTGCGTATCGCCTTTACTACCTTGATCGCCTATTGTCAGTTGATAATATTTTGTTTCTCCACCAGTTACCCCTGCAAGAACAGGAGAACCACTAGCAATATTAAAGTAAGGTATGTAGAACTTTCTTACTCCCCCACCTACCTCTTTAGAGTAAACTGCGTCAGCAATAGCTCCTCTTAAGGTCTCTGGTTTTTCGTTTATCTCAACATCATTAACCTTGTTAGGGGGCTGTACTTCTGCTGGTCTATTATCTGCATAAACAACATGAGGGGTAGATACCATTGTTGTTACCCCTGTTGAAAACAGCAAGCAGGACAACAATAGTATGTTACCTAGTTTTTTCTTAAATCTCCTCATAGAATATCTCTATATCCTCCATTCTGTTAGGTTTTAGAGCGTAGCGAACCATTCTCTGTTCTTCCTTATCTTGAACAACATTTCCTGTGTCTGGTTCAAGCAAGCGTGGATAAATTCTAATTTTCTTAGCTTCTTTAAAGCCATCACGTTTTAGCTTAATATCCCCAATTAAGAAGTTAAGGTAGTTATTAAAGACTTTCTGGACTTGCCTTGCTCCACCTTTAGAGCTATCACGCATATTCGCTATGTAAGAGGATAGAGTAACAGCAAGTGGATAGAACTCCCTTACTTCTCCTTCATCAAGCCCACGAATAAGCGTTCTCTTATACTCTATTTTACCATCAATTTCAATTTCTATGTTCTCTTGCTCTTTTGCGTTCTTGATATACTCTTGTAAGAATAGTTCGGTCAGCTCGATTGCGTCTGCTTCGGTTAGTGACGTAAACGGTAGTGTAGCGTCCAAGCGTCCAAAGAACTCTCTTGCAAAGTTGTATTTTTCGTGCAAGTGACTTTCTAGCTCGTTGGTTACAGATAACATGATCCGTCTGATTTCATTTTCAGGAGTGTTCTTAGTTATGGTGTTATCTGAGAACTTGTCATTCCCTTCAAAGATTTCATAACCTGCGTTAGAGGTAAAGATAACGATAGCTTTTGCTAAAGAGGTCTTTCTATCTACTCCACCAAAGCGTGGAGCATACTTCAAGATACCTTCTCCTGTGAGGTCAAGGAACACATCACGCAAAGAACTGATAATCTTGTTGTCCTTGGAAGGGATAGCTTTCTCCACCTCGTCAATAACAAGGATAGCAAACTCACTATCTCCCACCTGCTCCCCTGCTTCTTTCAGGAATTTTTCAACTCCACCCTCGATATAAGCGTAGTTAGAACAGTTCAGCAAGACAATTTTACCAAGCCCACCAAAGATATACTCATTAAGAACTTTAGCTGTTTCAGTTTTACCTACACCTGTCGGTCCAAGTTCTAGTAACGATAAGAAGGGGCTATTATCACTCTTAGATAGGTTTCCGTATCGTGCTACTAACGCACGTTTCAAGAGATACTTAGAAGCGTACTGCCCTTTAATTCGTTCATCTATTGCCTTTGTTGCGCTCTCAATATCAGGAACAACCTCTGCTGTGATATTCTTAGCCGACCTAAAGACATCAACGACCATTTGATAGTCAGGTGTCTCTCCTACGTTGAAGGAGTGAGCTTCCAAACTCTGTAGAAATTGTTTGGTTTTCCGTGGTTCAGCACTCATTAAATCTTCTCTAGCATTTACACGGATAATAAAGCGTGTCAGCTCTCTGGATAACGTTGAATTAGTTACGCCCCTTAATTTTGTCAGGTACTCCCAATGAGCGTCTCCAATTTCCTCTACTTCCTCTTTAGAAAAATCTTGTAGAATTGTGACCTCTGAGAAACGTTCCTTGAAGGGTTGATTTGGTTCAATGTAATAGCGATATTCTTCAAGAGTTGTAGCCCCAATGAAAATCAAAGAACCAATTTCAGGCTTGATATGACGCTTTAATACGTCTGCACCATTACTTTCTCCATTTTCCTTCTGGACTGCCTTAGTAAGAGTGTGAACTTCATCAATAAAGAGAACAAATTTTATGTTTTCATCATCTAGCAACTCTCTTGCCTTCTGCTCTAGGTCTAGGATTTTAGGTATCATTTCAGATAGCGTTGCTGTAAACTTGCTATCCCCTTCATCTAGCAAAGCTAGTAGGGATAACTCCACAACTACAAGATTATAGCCCATCTTATTTGTCGTCTGACCTGAATTGATCCGTCTTGTCGCTTCACGGACAATAGTAGTTTTCCCTGTACCTGCGTTACCAAGAATAAGTCTTGTCGGTTCAAGAATGTTAGCTATCGTATCATTGATAGCACTCAATTCTTTCTCACGCCCCCTAAAATTTCCATCATAGGGGGGGAGAATGATTAAGCTATCCTTGTATTGGTTGTTAAAGTCATCTAAGAGCTTCTTGAATTGCTCGTTACGGAACAGACTACTCTCTGTTCCTGAACCATTTTCAAGTTCTTCCTTGTATTGCTTTACCTTGGTGTTCCAAGTAACAACCTTGGTATCGTAGTTGAACACTAGTTGTTGTCGTTCTGAACTGACATGGACTGCTTTAGAAAACTTATTGTCTATTTCTTTGGACTTTCCTTTTGGTTTGTGGTGTTTTTTCTTTTTTCCTACAGTTACCAATTAAGTTCTCCTTTCTGTCGTTATTGGTTCAATGAGTACATTTTAGTAGTGTAGTCACTAAAAGTATTTTCATCATAGTTAAATCGTTTCTTAGCTTCGTTCAAGTTCTGGTTAGCTTTTTCAAGGTTATCTTGCGCTGTTTCTAGGCTCTCGTTGATAGATTCTTGTTGCTTGATAGCAACTTCATCATTAGGATTTCGGTCTAAAGTCTCCCTGACTTCTTTCAGCTTATCATTGAGCGCTTGGATTTCCTCCGTATAAGTGTTTACTTTCTCTCTTGCTACAGATACTACTAGATCACGATAAGCAAGCGTGTAGAATTTCTTAAAGTCAAACGTTACTGTGTCGCCTTCTTTCGACAAAAGGCTATCTACGTCTAGGGTAGTGATAGCATATTTGCTGTCATCTTTGATTGCAGATTTCAAGGTCATGTTCAAGGCGATAATATCTGTCTGTTTCACGCCTTGCGCTTGATTTTTGTTGACATTTTTCAATAGGTCACTTGTAATATCTGATACGATTTTACTATTTGTTCCTGAGCCAATGTTTAGTTGGTCTCCACTAGAGCTTATATCCCCACCACTCGTAGTAGTGTTGTAGATAGCAACTGTGTAGGTCTGCTCTTTTGGATAAGGAATAATGATGAAAAAGTCTCCATCTGTATTCATTCGTCCAAAGTAAGTAGGTATGCTACGTCCACCAATATTTGAGGTAGTCACTACCCAATAGTCATTTGCTTTAGTCGGTAGTTTGCTATTGCCTTCTTTTACTTCAAGCGTAGCAATCAGCACATCTTGATTCTTGTCTGTGTAGTAGTTCTTGACTGTGATATTTGCTCCTGAACGTGCAAATTGTAGGCTTTCGCCAATCGGTGTCTGTGAATTTCCTATCGCCTTACGTCCTTCAACCACGTTATAGGCAATAAAGATAGTTGTAAAGACTATCAGCAGGAAGGCAAAACCACCTTTTACAGCTTTACTGATATGAGGAGATAGCCTTTTTAAATTCTTATCTAGCATATTGGTTTAACTCCTATCAGGTAAAATGATCTTGTTGCAGGACGATTGAATAAGGCTCGCCCTACCCCCCCTTCGTACTCAATATCAATCTTAGTTGTTGTTGGTAGTTCTGCTCTTACTAGCTTCTCATAATTTCTTGAATCATTCATACGACCTACGAACGACCAATCAACCCCTGTGTTAAATCCTTCATAGAGACGGTTTGTGAGGGTAAATACGTTAGATGAACCTAAAGATTTCTTCGTACTTGCTTTCAATGAATCTGTCACATCATAACTCAATAACACTCGTACTTTCTTATCAAAGGTACGCTCAAACTGTTCTGAAAGATAATCATAGGTACGAACGTCTAGAATTTCTGCGCCATGAAACACAATCAAATCTCCTGCTTCCAAGAACTCTGTCACAAAGTCAACTAGGTTGATAACTTGAATATTTTTCTGTAGAGCGTCAAGTCTATCTAAACGTATGTAGTAGTTGAACTTGCTTTCGTCTAATTCAAGGCTTGTTTTAGAACCAATGAGCGATCTATTATTCGTTAAGAAGCTCTCCAATCGCCTTTTAATTCGTGCAACTTCTTTCGCTTCATCAATCTTCATATCTCTGCGTAAGTTAGCTTCCTTGGTTTCAAAACGTGTAATAGCACGGTCAAAAGCAGGATATTTACTTGCAGGTTGTTGAAGATAGTTTCTTCGATCAACCATTACGTCATTATCATTCTCCCAAAGAGTTTCGCCTTTCATCATTTCGTCAAAGACTTCATCAACTATCCCTGTATCTTCGCCTTGGTAGTAAATCAAGGTCTGGATAATGGTGTTGAATTTCTTCTTAGAGCGTCCATAAGCAGGGATTTCTTCCTCTTTCTCCTCTGTTTTATTTTTCGCAAAAGGTTGTAGAGGGTTGATACTTATTCGTGATCCATCAATAATCTGCGTCTCCTCGATAATCGCATTTTGAAATTGCTTCGTATCTCGATTATGAGGGGTTTCTAGCCTAAAGTAGTCAAAGTCGTTTAGGACAATATGGACTACTTTCTTACCTTCCATCAAGAATTGGTTAGCCACTTGTTGACTTGTTACGCTCGCTAGTGACTGAGGTTTCTTGATGGTCTCTGCTTCATCTTGGTAAATATCCTTAAAAACATAGTCTAACCGTGATGATTCTCTTGGAATCGCTACAATACCTAGCTTGTTTAGGTAGTTTTTAGCGTCAATCAATACCTTTGGATATTTAGAGTTGCCATCTTCCCCAATCTGAGAAGGAGCTAGAAAGTCATATCCAAATTCTTCTCCCAATTCGTCTTGTAAAGTAGTACGTTGGAAGAAACACAACTTCGCATAGTTTTCTAGGGTAGTAGTGTTTACTTTCTCCGTTACAAGTAGAGGGTTGAATAATGTTCCTCGTTTGTATCTGTTAGTTCCGACTGTATCGACCAATTCAAAGTATTGGATAGGGTTGTATTTCTTACTGATATAGTTATCAACACCACCCCAACGGTTTAGGATAACTTCTACTTGTCGGTCTAGCTTCTCTCTTGTTAGGGCTGTAATAACAATCCACCAGACATACAAGCCACCTGACATTTTATCGTCAGACTGTTGTGCTAGATACATAGCGCTATGATGGTTTGTAGCCCACTTAATATCTCCTGCAAGTCCACCGTCAGGTAGGTCTTGATCGTTTACTTTTACTAGGTTTGCTAAACCTTTCATTTCTTTACGGTATTCTTCTGGTTTGAGTAGTTGTAGCTTGTTCCACGTTGTTACTGTACACCCTGAGATAACAGGGAAGCCTTTCAAGTTAATAATATCTTCTGCCTGCATTTGCAATCCTCGCCCATAAGGAGCGAACAAAGGCAAATACTTTTTATGACGACCATTGATTAGATAGTCTAGGGCATATTCTTTTTCAATAGATTTCATAGTCTATCTAATAACCTTTCTAAGTTTCTTTGGGAGATAGGCGTATAGCTTGCAACAACTCCTTTTTCAGAACCATTCTTCAAGAACTGTCGCCCTTTCTCCAATTCTTCTTCTTTCTTAGCAATAAAGAATACTACTTCTTTCTGCGTCAACTCGTTCTTCAAGACATCAACTACACGTCTATTCTTAATCTGAGCCAATTTCTTCTGTAGCTTGGTACTGTTAGGATTTCGTCTGATTTCTCTGTAGTGTTCCTTCAAGCCAGTAAATTCAACACGTTCAATCTGACTTGATTGGATCATTGTGACTTCTCCTAAGTTTGGTAGTAGGTTTTCTAGGTCTGTGTAGATGGCAACTAAGTCTCTAGATAGCATTGACTTATTGACTACACCTTCGACAATATAAACCTCTCCATACATTTTACCGTTATCAAAAATAATCTGATTGCCCTTGACCTGTGCTTTAAAACGTAGGTTGTTAAGGCTTGGTTTTGATTTTATCAAGTAAAAGAAGGTACGGAAGCTATCAACCAATAAGGTTGTATCGCTAGAAGGCTTGATATTCAACCACGCCAACCAAAGCATTGACATGACTACCAAAAATGCAGAAATAACACCTGTAAATACTGATATAGTAGAAGTCCATTGAAAAGCTAGAGTTGCCATAAATATTGAAGCAAAGACTAACATCAATGAGAACCCAGCCCACAAGATTTTAATAGGCTTACCGTTGGTTAAATTCTTGAAAATATCAAAGTAGAAATAAGAGTTGACAAGTCCATGCTTCAAACTTTCGCCAGTCCAATCCCCTTTTGGAATCTGAATGACATCAAATTCATCATTTTGGGTTTGTTGGTATTCTTGCACTTCGTTTGCCATTATTTACTCCTTCCCCCACGCTTCATAGCTTGGAATCTTTTCCACTCCTCGAACTCGTCTAGTTCAGACATTTCTGAGGTTTGAGGTTGAGGGGTTTCAATCGGTTGGACTTCTTCCTGCTTCTGAGGTTTCTGAGGTTCTTGCTTGTTGATAATCTTATCACGCTCATTGTTCGCAACTGATACTGTCCGTCCGATAACTTCGTTCAGGACACTCTTTGTTCCAATTACCGTAGCTCTTACGCCCCAAAGGATAGAACCTTTTTCTAACGCCCCACTAGATACATCATTTTTCAATGTATCTTCGTCAAACGTACCCTCTATCTTCTTCTTTGTCTTGTTAAAAATACCCATTTATTACTCTCCTAGATAATCAGCTAGTGCTTTCTTCATGTATAAATCAGTTACTCTTACGTCCTGTTCTTTAAATACTGACTTGATAGCTTCCTTGACTGCGTTAGTATTCTTTGTTACTTCTTCTTCGGACGCTCGTTTCTGTCCTAAACCAATTCGGACTTTATCTTCCTGAATCAGCTCTTTTACTTCGTCAGTCCAACTTTCCATGTTTTCGCCCTTTGCAGGATTTTCTAATACTTTAAAAACATAGTATGTTTTGACGATTGAGCCATCTGGTGCTAGGTTATCTTTTACAATAACTGTAGCTTCCCCTTCCTTCGTTCCTTGGAGTTTTGTTAGCTCCTCGCTTGAAAGTTGCTCTGTGTTAGACTTGATAGTTGCTGTTTGACCGTTCAATCCTGATTGATCCATTTTAAGGAAATTGTCAATCTTAACTCCCTGACCTAACTGTGTTGCAATATCATTCGCTTGCGCTTCATCTGCAACCATAATCATCTGGACTTTCATTTTGGGGTGGAAGGTTTCCCAACGTTCAGTCATTTCTTCTTGACTTACGTCCATCTTGTCTTTTAGTCCATACTGCAAGGCTAGTTGTTGACGCACTAGAGTATTGATACTCTCTGTACTGTCTCCTTTTTCAAATAAAGTCTTTAGTCCTGCATTACGGTAGTTTGGTAGTGCTGTTGCGATTTCTTCATCTGTGATTTTATCGCCATAAAGGTCTCCAAAAGTCTGATACAAGAGTGTAGTCTTGACTAGGTTTGAACCTTCTAGGGAGTTCTTGTAGTATTCATACAGCTTCCGTCCTTGGATATAGCCCCCTTTGTAGGTTGCATCTTTTCCCCCTACGGTATTACCTGACAAGACATAGTTAGATAAAGAGAACCCAACTGCCATTGATAACCAAGCTGTTAGTCCAAAAGCAATAATCTTGCCACGCTTCGTTTTTAAACTAAACGCCTGTCCTAGATAGGAGCGACATTTATATAAAAATCCATGCTTTGCTTCGACTTGCTCTGCCACATTCTCTAATTCAACTAAGTTCTCTTTCTTTACAATTTTTGCGTACTGTTCTTTGTTTCGTTTAACTTTCTTTTTTGCCATTAGATTTCTTTCCTTTCTTGATAGCGTAGATGGTTTCTTGCCCACTTACACGAATAGATACTATCAGCCCTAACTGAACTAGACGACTAAGATATATCTTCAACGTTGTTTCTTTAATCTCAGTTATCTTCATCAGGTCTTTTAAAGTCATTTCTTTATTCTTTGTAATCTCTGACAATATCCACCTTTGAGCTATCGTTATCTTTGATTTTTGTTCCAAAATAACCTCCTTAAAAACAAACAATTATTATTACTTAATTATACCATAGTTTTTTTATTTTACTAGTATTTATTGTATCAAATTTGCAATTTATCTTGGTTTTATAGCTTTGCGCAACAAAAAAGCCACTCTAAATCTGAGTGACTTTCTTTCCTGCACTTACTAAGCGTCATACTCTGAATAATCTACACCGTCAATAAGCCCTTGTACCCAACGGATCAATCGTAAAATGATTTCTCCCAAGAACCCATAGAAGATACCTGCAAACCACATAGCGCCTGCGCAACAGACACACATAAACGAAAATAGCAACCATTCATAAGTTGTTTTATAGGTTAGCAAGAACACAAACCCACTAATGATAGCTCCACCCCAAAAAATCTTTGTCAGTACGTCTGACGTGATAACGGTAAAGAACCACCAAATAGGCAATGTTCCGTAGTACCAAACTTTAGATAATAACTCTCTCATATCATTTACTCCAATCTTTCTTAATCGGTTTGTTAGCCACAATAGAGCTGTGACGTGATTTCTTATAATTGTCTCCTGAACGCTTTGCGTTTACAACTAGGAAGCCTGCAATAGCAGAATCAATAAATTTCCTTAACATAATAGTCCTCTTTCTTTTAAAAAACTCTTTCTTAACTTTACGCCATCATTAAATCACAAAAATATTATTTTGTCAAGTATTTTTATTATTTTTTTGTGTTCTTTGATTATTTTTTTTGACATAAGAGCAAAAAGAAAAGAGGGGTAAACCCTCTATTTCTTATTAGCCTACTGACTTAGCTTTGCTTGTTACTTTGTAGCCTTCTGATGATGGATTCCAAAATTCATAGTTTTTTGCTTTTTGAGTAGCCTTAGTGATGTAAGAGTAGTTCCAAGTGAAGCTATCTCCGTTACCTGAGTAGTTCGGTACGTTCTGCTCCACTAGAAGAATATCTCCGTTATCGAAAACGTGACTGACAATAGCAACGTGATTAGGTTGTAGAGAAACAATATCTCCACTTGTAGGTGTACTAGTTGTACTCTTACCGAATTTAGAAGCAACCTGCTTCGCCATTTCCACACCGTTACCTGTCATACCGTGAGAATCGCCCATAGGTTTTCCGTCTTTCTCCCACAATGCACCAAAGCAAGCACTTGCTAGAGTAGTACATTGGTCGGTATATCCACTTGCAATATAAGCAGAAGCTCCTTCCCAACCCTGTTTAGAACGCCATTTCAATCCAATACTTTCTGGATCAAGAGCATATTGTTGCATTTCAGGGGGTAGGTCATCTTTTTTCCACCACATATTAGAAGTGTAGCTTGTAGAACCACCTGCTTTTTGCCAACCGTCTCCACCACCAGAACTACTGTTAGTGTCGCAAACTGCTGTACCCCTATGAGCGCCCATCTTAGCCCCAACTGCCTTATCTTTACTTTCAGCAATAGAGCCTTTCTTGAATGGTGTCTTACCGTATTTAGCAATAGCTTTTTCGTCCAACCATTTGAGCTGTTCTCCGTATTGGTCGTACATCTTATTTAGTGAGACTTGATAGCTTGAATCTGTCGCCCAACCACCGTCAGCAATAGCCTTAAAGACTGCTTTTGCGTCCGTGTTGTTAATCGCTCCATCATAGAGCGTTTGACGTGCCATGAACTCAGCTTTACCTACAATCCCTGCGTCAAAACTCTTGAAGTAGGTATAAGTACCACCTGTATTGTCTCCAACGGTAGTTCCTGCTCCTGAGAAGGCAACAGCGTCTTTACCGTAGAGCTTCATGGTTTCTGAGAAGTCCTCTAATTTAGAGGTCTTAACCCCACCCATGTTATGAGCCTGACCGAATGAAGGTACGCTCTCGTTAAAGCTAGTCTCAATCATAGTTTGAATGATAGACGCAGAAGGTAAGAACCCACCTACACGCCAACTTTCAACATAGGCTTGCTCATGTTTTTTAGCAAACTCATTCAACATTGTTGCTGTATCTTTACTACCAGAAGTAGAGGTACTGCTGTCTGTTGAGCTATTCGTGCCTTTCACACGTTCTGAACTGTCATTGTAAGCACATTTAGGTTTACATTTTGTTTCTACCTTCTCAACGTCATCTTCGCTAAAGTTGGTTGAACCTGAGTAACGATAAACATATACTGTCTGATGGTCTGTTGCTTCATCACGGTACTTAGAGTAAGTGTCACGAGCTATACCGTTATGCCCTGCCGAGCTATGGATAATAGTCTCATTGTCATACATAATCATAGTATGCCCTAAGTCTCCACCAGAAGAACCTTTAGTTCCCCAGATAATAATGTCGCCTTTTTTGACCTCTTTTACGTCTCCCTTGTCTCCCCACTTGCCTTCATAGACTTTATTAAAGCCATTTTGCAGAAGCCACTCATGTTCTGTTTCTGTAGAGACTGGATAATCGCCTGCTGTCTTACCTGCTCCACCTGCTACAAGAGCCATGTAAATAGCAGAAGAACAGTCATATTGTAGAGGCCCTTTACGACTACCTGCGTCCTGACTGTATGTTGTTTTACCTTCTCGCTCCTCAAACCACTTAATCGCAACTTTAAGGTCAATCTTCGTTCCCTTTTTATTGCCATCTTCTGCCGAGATTTTGACTTTTTTATCTGAGCTTACGTTTGAGCCACCCCAAGTAGATACTTTCTTAGAATCGCCTTCGATTTTATCTAGTTCAAAGACCTTGTAGGCTTTTTCAGAAGCGTCTTTTCTAGCTTGTAGGCTATTTGCTAAAGCTCCTGCGTCTGGTCGTTCATATAGGTTCGCCCAATCTTCAGCAGATTGAGAAGGACTGGTATTCTTTTTATTGATATACGCTAATACAGATTGAGGTTCTGAGTGAAGAACGAACTCCCCTTGATTTCGTGCAGACCATTTGCCATCAAACCCACTCCAACTAGTATATTTGCTAGAAGGGTTAAACCGATATAGTCCACCACTTTCCCCACCTTCTTCTAATAAGTCTAGGGTAAAGGTCGTGTTCTCAGCGCCACCGATATTACCAATGATACCTGCAATCTCAACCCCTGAAAGACCTTGCTCTTTCCAAAAGTTGATCGTGTCTATGGCGTTTTGATAGGCTTTCGTACCTTTTCTTGTCCAAACGGTATCGTCTATTGAATCTGACGACTGCTTATTAGAGTTAGAGCTATCTTTGTTGTTTTTTTTGCTCTTGCCTTTTACGTCTTGGTTCACTCCACAATCGTCATCAGGAGAATAAGAGTAGTGAACATCAGCATAAGCAACCACTCCATCACGAATAACTGGTATCACTCCTGACGTATGGACTGCATTTACTACAAAAAGAGCCAATACTAGAGCAGACTTGCTCCTAAACCTTGACTTTTTCGTTCGCTCTTTGTGGTAACAAACTTTTACGTTTTGTTTCTTTGTCATTAAATTTCTCTACCTTCCGATTATTCTTTGTGTTGTCGCATTTTATAATCGTGTGGTTAGTTTTGAATCTGAATATCTCCTACAAGGATAGAAAATTGAATTTGGTTCAATTCTTCGCTGTAGTTTCCTGTAACTGTTACAGTATTATTATCCTTTTTTCTAACCATATCAACTGCAAATTGATAGATATGCTCATGGTTGCTTTTTGTAGTCGTAAGTGTATCTATCTTCACTTCGTACCCTGCTTCAAGAGCTTGGTGCATTACCTGTACCATATCGTTTGTAGTAGGGCTATAGCCACCTTGAACACTACCCACATTTTCAGGATTTTTCTTCAACCCTGCAATAGCTTTTTCGATACCTGCCTTGACTTTATTCTTTTCCTCTCCTGAGATTTCCTCTGTCGGCTTCTCTAACTTCTCAACTGCTCTTGCGTGAGTGTCGTTATAGTAAGAAGCAGGTTTCTCTGAGCTTTCAGTAGTTGAGGAAGGTTCAGTAGTAGTGACTACCCCTGTACTTTCCTTTAGTTGAAAGTCTGCTCCTGCATTTTGTTTAGGAGATAACCAGATAAAGGCTGTTACCCCAACAGCAATCACTCCCACTACCGAAAGAGACCAGATAAGTTTCCCACGATTAGAAAGATTTTTAAAATACTCAATCATATATCCCACCTGCCTTTAATTATTTTGAGCTTCTAGGCGTACAACAAGAGTGTTGATCCAATCTTTACCAAGTGTCAAAGGCTTACCGTTGCTGTTGTCTTTATCTTTATTCTTGTCATCTGTTTCTTCAACGTACATTTGACCTGTCTCACGGTCATAAGTGATGACTTTATAGAATTTGTTATTAGACGTAAAGTAACCTTTTAGGTCGCCATTGTCTTTCTTAGTAAGTGTCTTGATATTCTTAGTGATGGTGTCAACGTTCTTCTCATACTCCTCTTTGGTAAGGCTGTATTTCTTTTCTTCTTCTTGCTCTGCTTCCTCTTTAGCTTTTTGCACCTCAGATTGAGCAGTAGCGACTAACTCAGCATTGTATTTAGCGTTCCCATTATGAGATACAAAAGCCCAAGCTCCTGAACCTGCCAATGCCACAACACAAGCTCCTACAAAGATACCATATTTCAGGTTAAATTTGTTGTCATTCTCTTTTTCTTTTTTCTTCTTAGGGATTTTAGCTTTCTTGTTGCTCTCTTTTTTCTTTTCTTCACGCTCTGCCTTGCGCTTTTCTCTCTTTTCTTCCTTGGTTGCAGGCGCTTCATTTAGCCAAGCGCTTGGATCAAATGGTTCATTTGTTTTCTTTGCCATGTTTTAGTCCTCTGTCTTTCTAATTTTTAAAATCAATCTGCTCTAGTTCAACTCCTAGAGCTTCTGCAATTCTTCTTTGGTGCTTTGGTAGTGGAATCAATCCCTCTGTCGCCCACTTAGTGACTGACCGAGGGGTAACGTCAACTATTTCAGCCAATTCTTTATAGCTTATCCTCTTCCATGCCAACCAAGCCCTTAGTGGTAGTGCTTTTATTTCCATGTTTTCTCCTTTTTGATAGTTATTAGTCCATGAAAAGACTTTGTTCTCATAAATGAATTATATCACAGAAAAGAAAAAAAGCTAGAGTTTTCTCTAACTTTTTATTTTTGTTCAGGAATTACCCTCTTTCCAATAGCCTGTATAACCTCTCTTTGTTCGGTCATAATCGCCCAATGCAAGCCAATTCTTGCAGACGCTCGCAAGTCATTGTGGTTGCCATTTTCAGGGAACTTCCATAGGTTCAAGAGTTTAAGGAGTTCATCAGGAACAGTCGTTTTATATTCGTTGTTACTAATCAGCTTCGTATCAGGGAAGCATTTTTGTATCATTTCGATTGTCTGGATAGGAGTATTATCCCTTGCCCTGTTATTCTCTCTGACCGTGAACTTTTCTGTTACAACTACGTCATAGTCAAGGCTCTTGCCTATTTCATCATACCAAGCCTTGAAATTGTCACGTCCATATCCTACTAGCCAATGGTCTATTTCAACCTCGTTGTCTAGCAGGATAATACCTGTAGTGGACGTTTCGTAAAAATTTGAAGATGGATCAATCGCTAAAATTTTCATTGCTTAGTCCTTCCATAACCACATAGCTTCATGGAACTCGTCTGAAACTTCTATGTCAGAAACATCTGGTAAGAGTTCTCCGTAGTTTTGGTCGTGAACCCCAAGAGCTTCAACTCTTGATTGCACTCCTTCGTCAACCCATTCTTTTAGCATAGCAATAAGATAATTAACACTTCTTGCTCTATTCTGCTTGCAAATATCCAAGGCAAGGTCTAAAATCCCTTTTTGTTCTCTCTCTGGAAATTCAAGTAACGCTTTGACGATATATTTTCTAGCTTTTCTTGATAATCTAGGTGCAAATTTTTCTACTGAGGATAAGTCATAGTCCTCTGCAATTTTATCTAGGGTTGTGATTGGCGAGATTTTTAATTCTTCCTCTAATTCACTTACCCTTCCTAACGCAGTAGAAATCACACCTTGCGCTTGTCTGCTATTCAAAAGATGATTATTTTTTAGTTTTTCTAACAATTTAATGTCTTTTTGTTCTACTAGATCATGTTTTTTCATCTGAACATAAAGGTCATTCATAAGAGCTAATTGTTTTTCAGAAGCAGGTAAGGAGACTTTTTCTAAAGACCATCTTAACTCTACTCCAACAACGCTTCTTCCTTCTTTGATTTTAATAGCTTCCACATTTAGTTCTGTATGCTCGTTTATATCCTTAATTGCAGGAGATAGGTGCTTGTCATTCAGGGATTTAAAGTTATTCATGGTTTTTCCTGTCGCTTTGAAAAGCATTTTAATTTCTTCCAAAGTCAAAAAAACATTATTTGTTTTATTTCCTGATGACACTAGAATTTTTTCATAAAGAGTTTGCCCTGAACTTTTTAGCTTAGAGAATGTATGTATGTTATACATTAAAGGGTTGTTTTCTGTTGATTTCAGCAATTCTAAGATAGGACTAAACCCACTTTCATCTTTGGTAGTATTAAAATAAGCATGATACTTCCCTTTGATATACCTAATATCACTAAAAATCTGGAACGTTCCCCCAATGTAATCTAACGGATTGTCCGAATCAAGGTTAGCTTCAATATTGATACTAGCTCCTGACACTTCTGTTCTATCTTTTGCAATTACTTTTGGTTGGTAAGCTCTATATTTTGCATTACCTGTTAGTTTTACAACTTCATCAATCCCAAACTCTGCTTTGACTACTTCATCTTTCATTTTTACATGGAGTAAGGCTAGTGAGAATAGTACATTTTGTGTAGCATTTAATTTTTTATTTAAGTTGCTTAACAATAGTTTATTGCTTTTAGCAAGCCAACCTGTTTTTGGATCAGATAATTGATTTATCTCCCCTTGTTTTTCAACTAATTCATTCATGTTTTAAAACCCTTTTTTCTTTTTCTTGACTATATTATACTACTTTATTTTTAATAAAGCAACCATTTTGTAAAAAAGTTGCCTTAACCCTACCTTTTGGTTGCTTTTAGGGAAATTATCCTAAAATATATACCCTACCTTTTGGTTGCCCTAACCCTACCTTTTGGTTGCCCTAACCCTACCTTTTGGTTGCTTTTCATTTTAGAAATCGCTCACCCATGCGTGTTTGAGGGGTGTCAAAATCGGCTCTATATATATCTATATCTATTATTATTGAGAGAGAGAGTAAATAAATAAAGCGCCCCCTTTTTTCAAAACAATTTTTATTTTACCCCACTTTAAGGAAAAAATGTAAACAGTCTTTTTTTATGAGCCTGTTCACACAAAAAGAAAAACATGAGCTATACTAGAAATATAAAAATAGAAAAACGAGGTATAAACCATGTTAAGTGAAAAACAAAGTGACTTTACTTATGAGACAGCAGGAGCTTTACATAAGATTGCAACTGTTGTAGATGATAAATACCATTCTGAGACGTGTATGTTCCCTGATGAAATACTTTGGGCGTTGCGTGATGGTGGGAAGGAAGATTTAGCAGACGGACTAGAGGAAAGTTGGGAAAATGTTTCTCTTTATTCTTCCTTGGATAGTGGAGACGACTTAATTCAGGACTTAGCTAACAAAGTTGCCTATATCCGTAGCAATGCAGACTACCTTGCTTTCCGTCTGCAATATTTAGATACCACGGATCAACTTTATAAAATCCGAGCAAAATTACTTGCGAACATTGGGAAAGTCAATGAAACTTTAAAACACGTTTATACTGACGACACTAGAGTAAGAATTATGGCAAGCCTTCAAACATTACATGGTATCTACGAAATTTTAAACAATAGTATTATTGCACCGTTGCTTGGTTTGGAAGGGGAAATTGTAAAAATTCAAGAGAGCTTTGACCTTGCTCCTTCCAACCTACCTGAGAAATACCGAACAGCAGTAGAAACTGTTTCTGAGTGTCTAGGTGGAGTTTATAACGATATGGTTATTGCTTACAACGCTTCAAAACACGCGCCACAGGAAGATGACCTTAACAAAACTATTTTTTCTGACGTATTCTTTATGTCCTATAGCATTGCTTATTCAACTATTCAGAGCGTAGAACAAACTAGTTTGACTGTATGCTCAGATATTCAAGGTCTTTGTGAACGTATCAAACGTCTTTTAGACGGAGAAAGTAGTGTCTATGACTTTGTAGGCTCATTTGCAAGTGCAAACTATGACGAAATGATCGTATCGTACAGAAACCATGCAAAAGAGCTTGAACCACTCCTTCATTCTGCTAAAAAAGAGCTTCAACGCCTAGAAGCAGAACGTGAGGAGAAGAAAGATAGCAAACTTGATGAAGGGATTGAGACAATCAATTTGTTAATTCATCAACTCAATACTATTCTTGAAATGGCAGAAAAATGCCCTTACCACTACATGAACAACTTAACAGCATTGAAAGACAACTTGACTGTAGCAAGTAAAGAGTTGCTAGAGCAAGGAATTGTCTAAAATACAGATAGCAGGGAAGAAAGCAGAGGGAAATTATGCTTACTGAACAACAAGGAGAAACTATTTACGAACTAGCAAAGGAAGTAAAGGAAATTGCGAATCTGAGTAATGATGACTATTTTTATAGAATGATTTTATACCCAGAAGAGATTATTGGAGCTTTACATGATGAAGGTAAGGAACAACTTGCAGAAGAACTAAAAGTAAGTTGGAAGAACGCCCTAATTTCTCCTGAAAAATATAACCAAGAAACAAACTATATCAGAAGGCTATGGCACACAGTTAGTTTTATAAGAGATAACAGAGACTATGCTGTTATGAGAGCAGAGTATTCAGATGTTATTGATAAACTCTATCTGGCTCGTTTAAACTTTAACGAAAATATCGAAAAAGTTAATGAAATTTTAAAACATGAACATAAAACCGAAGCTAGGGGACGGATTTTAGATAGCCTTCAAAGATTACTTGATTTATATGCGCTCCTAAATGGTAGTATCATCACTCCAATGATAGGCTTAGAAAGCAAACTTATTGAAGTTCAGCAGTCTTTCGGTTACTCAATTTCTACCCTGTCTAAAGAACATATTTCAGTTTTGGAATCGGTTAATGAATCCCTATTGAATGTTTGGGTAGAAGTAAATCCAATTCACAATACAGCAAACAGTCTATCATCAGAAAACCTGTTACAAGAGGGGAACTACTCTAAGAACATTCAAACAGTTCATAGCAACGTGTCTCCAATATTACAAGATATATCACGGAAAAGTTTAACAATAAGCAGGGATATTAAGGCAATAAAAACTGAAATTGAACGTGTAGCAAATGGAGAAACTGATTTTCTATACTTTTCAGGCAAGTTAATAAAAGCTGGCTATGAAAATATGATGTTTTCTTTGAAAGATAGTACAAATGAGTTAGAGCCACTAGCTCTAGCTATCAAAAATGAACTTAGACGCTTAGAAGGAGAGCAAGAAGAAAGAGGAGACCACAGAATCGAGAAAGAGATTGAAAAACTTACTACAGTCAATTATCTTCTCAAAAAGATAACTAAAAGAACAGAAGAAAGTGCCTATACTTACCTAACTAACCTAGAAATTTTAAAAAACGAACTGGTTTTAGCAGGTAAAGAATGGCTAGAACAGGGGAAAGTCTAATATGTTGACAGAAACTCAGGTAGAATATACTCAAAGGCTTCAAAAGGAAACTTACAATGTTTTTGAGCAAACTGCTATTTATTTTGATAGCATACGCAGACTTGATGTAGTCAAGGCAACTTTAGAAAACGTACTGACAGAAGCTCAAAGCCAAGAATTGAACAACCAATGGAGAAGGCTTGACTTGGTAAATGGATCACAAAGCGAAAATGACTTAATGGTTGTCTTGATGGCAAAAAGCAAAACTATCAATAACCAGTCAGATTTTCGTGCTTTTCGTGACTATTTTTCAACTGTAATCAAGGCTGTAGTAATCAATCAATCGAATATCAGGTTCAATGAGACAGTCTTAGAGAACCTACGAGACAAAGTAAAGAGTACAGGCGCAAACCAACTTGAAAACACGTTGGAAGAAATTGAGCAAGTAAGGATTCACTTCCCTACATTTCTTTTGTACCCCTTGCTAAAATTAGAGGATTCTATCTTAGAGGGAGAGGACGTTTTCGGTTTTGAGAGAGCGCCTTTCCCAGAAGAATACAAAGCTCCAATCAGAAAAAACCTATCTAAGATAGATGACGCAAGGAGTAAATTAAGTAATGCTTCGTTCAGAGTGACCTATGTTTTAGAATTTGATGTATCTTCAAAAAGTTACGACAAAGATTTTAGAATAGCCCATGAAAACTATGTTCAGGAGCTATTAAACTTAGGTAAAAGTTTTCTAGTAGTTTCTAGTCATTCTCTAATGGTTATGACTTTAGGTAGTGAATTGATTGAAGGTAAATTTGGGCTTGGGGAATATCAAAGTTTCCTGAACGGTGGAGACTTTACCATTTCAAAACCACACACTCAATGCCTAGAAATTCTAGGCAACTACAAAAAAGTAGTTGAGAAAGAAAAAGCTAGACTTGAATCAATCCGAGAAGAAGGCGACACCAGTATTCTTAACGAACTAGGACAGCTATATCTATTGAGCCGAGGGGTGGAAAGTGTCATGCAGGAAATTTCTAGCGCAAAAGAAGAAAATGCAGAAGCCTACCACAACTTGATACAGCTTGTTCATGACGTGCAAAAAAACTCAAAATATTATTAAAAAAACGTCAAAAAACCTTTATTTCAAAAGGTTTTTATGGTATAATAGTCTTTGCCAATTTAATAAATAAAAAAAGCGCTCCTATTCTAAAAAAATCGTTGTTGTTCATCTAGGTTCGCTTTATTTGCCCCTCAGTTGCTCCAGAAGGGGATTTTTTTGTATAGTCGATAAAATGTATCCCTTTTCCTTAAAATGGCGTACAGGCGATTTTAGGGGCAAATTAGAGGGTGCAAAAAAACAACTACTTCTTCCCAGAAATAGTTGTTTTTTCTTACTGATAGTTACTAATAGTGAAAGACTTTCTATTCTTTGTTATTTTCTTGTCCGAAATCTTCGAGACTTTGAGCGAACGCTTGAACTGCGTCAGTTAGGTAGTCAAAAATGACTGTGAATACTTCTTCTGAGACAAGGGCTACGTCATCAGAATCCGTTGTGATAAGACGGATACTTTCCTTAACCTCTTTTGCTGAGTTAGAGACAGAATCCAATCCCTCTGCATTTTTGATTAGGTCTTTTTGATCCATGTTCAAAACTGCAAGAGCTTTGTTGATAACATAGCTTGTTGCAGGTGGTGGAATCAACAAACCGTCTCCTGCGAAAGAGCCGAGGTGCTTTGTGTCTGCTTTGACTTTCTCCAACAAATCCATAGTTGTTAGAGCGTCCTCTGCCATAATTTCCATCACTTTTTTACGAGTATGAACAAAATCCAACATATAGCGAACTCCTTTCATTTTTATTTACAATCATTATAACATAAAACCTAGATAAGATAAAGGGGTAGAAAGAAAAAAAGCATATTAAATAATCTATAATATGCCTTTTTTAATTTATAAGCGACTTCTCCACTTGAACAAGTCCAGACGAATCCTGATTTTATTCAGGAAAGAGTGGTCGTGGAGTAAGAAGCGAATATCTGCTTTATCAAGTTCTCCCTGCCAGTTATCACTTGTCAGGAATTGCCCTCTGGTTCGCCATCTACTCTTATGAGTTGCAACGAAAACCTGCGTAATCTTTCCTAAGTGAAGGGTTGCTTGCCCTTTTTTATTGTACTTGGTCGTAGGAACATTGATTAAAGCTCCGTTCAGGATTTCTTTCAAGCTCCCTTCGTGATAAGACTGTAGCATAGCTTTTCGTAGGTCGTTAGGGAATTGATAAGTAAGGCGCGTGCCATTTAGCATACGAACCTTACAGAAAACATTGATTTTTTTGTCGTAGTTTTCCTGCATTATCCCACCTTACGTTTCCACTCAATCTCCCAATGGAAATTAGAGCGATCATGGAAGGTTTCTTGGAGCAGGATTTCTCCGTCCAAAGAAACAATGGTTGCTACCCAGACAGCAGAATAATCTTCCTGTAATTGAATATCCGTAAACCAGTAAATGGGCTGTTTATTATTGACTTCACGCACCTTTTCCTCAAACCTATTCATGTCCTCTTGGTTTAAGCGACTATCAAAGCCGATACAGAAGGTCTCGTCTCCGTGAAAGCCAATAGAATTGATATGAGTAAGGTCATATCGTGATACGTTCTTAGGATAGATTTTCAGGTGTTTCTTGTAGCGACTGCGCTTGTTACCGTTGCGTGCTTGGTATCTCTTACCAGAACCTTTGTCATACTTGATTAAGTATTGATGGTAATGGTTATCGTGGTAGTAGATACCATTGTCAAAAGGTCTGCTTTCAAGCTCCTTTATACCGTTAGCAAGTTGAATAGGACTTGCAACAGTAGTGATGTTAAGGGCAATCATGGTGCTATCTACTACTTGTTGCTTGCTAAGTCCTTTGACTTTTTCTTTAGGGTTGTTGTGAGCATACAGGGCTTTTATCCCTTCTTCGTTGTACTTGTAGGGGTTGAACCAAAGGTCAACCCTCAACCAAAGTAATTTTAGTTTATTCATACTTTCTTAGTTCTCCTATGTTTCATGTGAAACACTACATTTTCCCTCTGTTTCCAGTCTTTCTGAACTTCCAATCCTTCGGAATTGGTTTTGGAAGGATTGAGTTATCCTTCTTCACTTCTTCGGTTGGAGTAGGTTCATCAGGGTAGAGTTCGTTAGCAATAGCTTCCTTGTCAACAGGTGTTGCAGGCTCAGGCTCAGTATGTGAGATACGTTCCTCAATCGCTTCTTCCACTTCGTGATCTAGTTGTGGAGTTTCCTTTTCCTGCTCCTGTTCTTTCTCTTTGTCAAGTTCCATCTGCTTTATCATGGCTTCCACTTTGCGCTTGCGAGTACCTAGTATGTCATCTAGCTCTAGGGCTGTCATGGCATTCTTTTCTTCGTAACGCTTCCTGTACTCCTCAAAACTCTCTTTGTGAACACTTGTTGTTTCGTAAGGTTGAGCAGAAGCAATGGCAGGCGTACCCTTTGGCTTTTCTTGGATAGGGATAACTACGTCCTGTTCGTCCATGTCCTCGTCTATGACAGGACTTTTCTGGTGTTCTTTCGCATAGCGATAAACCCCACCTTTTTTAATATTATCAGCTCCAAGGTCTTTAGGTTTGATATACCCTTCTTCAAAAGCGTCCATAGGAACACGCTCATTGTAGTAACGTTCATCAGGATATTTTTTAATCGTGGAATCAATAATGTCATTGATGTTTTCGTCTGTAAGGAATACCCCTTGAACACGAACAAGGCTAGGGTTGTCCGACCACTTAACATAAGTGTCTCCTTTACCAAGCAAGCGCTCTGCTCCTGATTCTCCAATCGCAATATCACTTTCAATGCTGTTAGCAACCTTATAGACAATCTGAGAAGGCAAGTTAGCCTTGATTTTACCCTTGATAATATCAGCTCGTGGTGTTTGAGTTGCAATGTGAATCAAGATACCTGCTGAACGTGCTTTTTGACCTAGACGTTGCATTGAATCCTCTACCTCGTCTCCGTTTGTCATAATAAGGTCTGCTACCTCGTCTGCAATCAGGATAAGGTAAGGCTCTCTATCTTTAGGTTCTACTTTCTGGTTGTAGGTCTGTAGGTTACGAACCCCAGCTTTTTCAAACAAGCTATTTCTACGCTCCATTTCAGTTACAACAGCATTGAAGGCATTTTTAGCACCGTCCATGTCTGTAATAACGTCTGTATAGAGATAAGGGCTTTTCTTGTAAGGTGTAAACTCTGTTTTCTTCGGATCAATGATGATGAACTTAACTTCATCAGGGCTATTATGCAAAATGATAGACAGGTAAATCATGTTGATACCAACCGACTTACCAGAACCAGTTGTACCTGCCGTCAAGATATGTGGTGCTGTTGCGAGGTCATAAGTTCTTGGGTTTCCTTCTGTATCAACCCCAACCAAGGCTTGTAATGGTGGTAGGTTTTTCTTACCAATAAAGGCTTTTTTGTAGTTGGTATAAGCGTCAGCAGTAATCTTATTGTCAAGTGGAATTTGAATGATAATCTGACCTGCTTTTAGGGTAATATTTATATCCTGCTTGCCAAGGTCACTTTCCAAGTTCTCCTTCATCTGCTCTGTACCCATGTTATTTACACCTTTAGGTTTGGAATAAATAAATTGAGCGTTAGAGTTTGTGGCTCTTGAATCATTAAATTGCAGGTTGACCTTTTCGTTAGAACTGATAAAGGTTTCAAGCGACAGTTTAAGGTTTTCAACTTCTTCTTCTGCAAGTTTGGTTTGTTCTGCAATCTTTTCTTGTAGTTTCTTGTCATACAGAACCTCTATATCCCAAGAACTTTTTTCTTCTGTAAAGATACCTGTATCAATGATTTCAACGTCAGAACCGTTGCCAGACTTCTTGCCTTTGCCAAGAGCTTCTTGTAGTTTCTTCTGCGCTTCCTCAATCTTATAGACGTATTCTTCGGTTACGATAGCCTTCGCTTCAAAGAAATAGAACTCTTTTTCAGTCAGGCGTTCTGAGAAGGTAAACAGCTCCTCTGTAGCAAAAGTCAACTCACTAGGTAAGTCCTTAAAGAACGTACCTTCAAGCGCCTTACGAATAGCCTTGTTTTTTGGGCGTTCGATCTTGACGGTTGCGATTGAAAGAAAGTCACTTCCATTCACTTCTTTACGAGTATGAACTTCAATAGCCATACGTCTTAATATATCTCTAGCTTTTACGTCCTGCTTCGAGTTTTTGACCTTGCCTTTATCGTCATAGTCTAGTACGTTTAGCTCTAGGTTTTTGATAACGTCTCTACGGATAGTTCTAGCCATGCTATCGTCTTTAAAGGGCTGTAGTTCTCCTTCGTGATGACGTAAAGCAATAGTTACCAGATAGGCAAGAACAATAAATAGCAGGGCAGACAATAAAGCTGTTAGAATCCCACCTAAAGGCAAGTCTATTTGGATAAAGTTTTCTAGGTTTGTACCTACCTTGCTATCAGCTCCTACCGTCTCCTGTATCATCAAGGCTAGTTTTTGCAACAGGAACATGATAAATTGGGTTGCTATAGTCAAGCCTGCAAAGATAGCAAAGGTAAATCCTAAACTCCATAAAACCCTAGAAGCCTTTGCGTAAGGATAAACGTTCTTACCGTTCTTATAATACCTCTGTAGTTTCTTTTTCTTCTTTTTCTTTGAACTTTTTGAACTCATAGGCACTCCTTAAAGTTTGTAATCATCATCAGTTTTAGGGAGACTGATAACTCCATAATGTTTTTCGTAAAACTCAATCAAGCCAGTAATCGTACTGTATCGTGCTTGCTCCCAACCGTTCTCTACTAAGTGCAGGACAGACTTGCGAGTGATACCGATTTGTTGCGCTACAAAGTAGGCAGTAAACTTCCCTTCTTTCAGGTCATTTATAATACGGTTACACGCAAACTCAATCAGTTTTTCAATGTATTCTGTTTCCATGTTGCTCCTTTGTTAGTTAAAATAAATTATTATTCACAACTATTATACTAAAAGTCCTTTGAAAAATCAGCATTTTAATAAAAAATATTCTTGAAAAAATTCTTAAAAAATGATAAAATGATTTTAAACAAAATAAGGAGAACAAAAAATGGGTTACAATCCTAATGATTTTTTTAAAAAGAGTAGTACGAATACAGGCGAGGTCATCACAACGTATGATCCAAACGTCATCACTCGTAGAAGCGAGCGTAAGGTCATGTCAAATGCAGAAATTGTCGAGTATTCAAGAGAAGCGTCAAGGGGAACAGGCTTACGGAACGCTCAGTCGAACATGGGCTTATCGTCCTCTATGGGTAAATCTGACCGTATGACAGCCTTGCTTGCAGGTGTTAAGAAGGGTAGGTTTAAGAGCGTAGCCCAGATTGCTATGGCGCTCAACGTCCAAGAGCCTACTGTAAAGAAATATTTGAAAGAACTGAAAATAGACTTCGATTCAACAACAGGGAAGATTATTTCAGGGAATTAAAAAAGCGTGTTTCAAAACACGCTTTTTTAATTTATGGACACACAAAAATAACAAAAAGACACAAAATTAAAAATTCGTTGCATAAAAAAATAATACAAAAACCTCTTGTTTAAACAACAAAAGGTTTTTATATTACATCAGAATTTGATTTCTAGTCTTGTATCTGAAAAAAATTTCTGTCCCTCCCCATTGTATTGCTCCAACAACTGCACTGACAGCAAATATAAATTCAAATCCCAAATGCAAATGGTGGAGGAAAAGCCATAATAAGGTAGGGGTTAAAATAGCCGTTGGGACTGCATAAATTAATTGTGCAACTCCATTTAAATCGTGGCGATATGAGCGACTGATTGATAACCACATATAATAGCGAAGTTTAGTGACAATTTCTATTGGGAGAAACAACCAGATAATTGGAGAAATAATACCTTCATATATAGGTTTAGGAATCCAAGAAAGACCAAAATAAGAGCCAAAATATATAATAATTATAGATGAAATTGCCCCAGTTGTAGCTTTCCAAAACACAAAAGTATTATCTTTTTCAGGATTTTTTTCATTTAAACCAACATTTCGAGATACGTGACTATTCAAAAGTCCTGCCATAGAATCAACCCAGCCTTCAGGAAACATCATGAGGTTTGCGACCCAATATTTAATTCCTGCATATATGGGGTTGATTGTAATAGTCAAACCAACGCCAATAATTGCAGATAATCGTGGTGCTAAACGTCTCACCAACTCCCATTTTACAACCTTCCAATATCTTTGAATTTCTTTCCAAGAAAACTCAAATCCTTTCTGGAAAAATAGAGGTATTGGTTTATTCCATATAAACCAATACAAAGGGATAGCATTAGTAATCATATTTACAACCAATGCAGTATTTACACCTAAATGTAGTATATGAGTTGTGAAGAAAATCCCAATTAACATAGACCAAGCTATTGAATGATCTAAGAATGTTGCCTCTTTGCTTCTCCCTCTCGTTCTTAGGTAAGATGGTATAAATGTAGCCCAAGGAGCTGAAATTAATATGGAAAGGATTGAGAGTTGAAAATACGGAATATAGAAAGAGAGATCCGAAAAGGGAACTCCCATTATGAGTAGTAATTTAGGCAAGAATATTAAACTACCAATAGCCAAAGGCAGTAACATTAAATAAAATAAATAAATGTGGTTTTTGACAACTTTTGATTCTAGCCCCACTCCATGTTTTTCAATCATTTTTGGTAAAGTGGCAGTCATAGATATTCTAGCTGTGTAATAAGTTGAAGATAAGACTATCCAAAAAGCGTCATTAACTCCAAATAGAACCGTTATTCTTTCAACAAGGCTTTTATCGGCTAATAAGCTAAAACACATCACCCATCCTATTTCTATTGCATTGTCGGCAAGTGAACCGATAAAAGCATGATAGAGCATTTTGGTCAATTTCCGTTGAGACCAAGGTTTATTCATCAATATTAAAAACTCCTAAAAAATAACCCTATTATCTACATTTCTATATCTTTTAAGGCTTCTTCTACATCAAAAGAGTTTAAGATACATGAGAAAGCAAGGGCAATGTTCCCAAGTCCTGCATGAGCTACACGCATTAGTTTCTCACGTTGAGAAGGTGTCATGGAGATATTTAGGCGATTGTGTCGTGAATCGTTCGTGATGGTATTCTTCACAAAGAACGTAGGTTCTTCAATCGCTTTTTCTACGTCAAAAGCGTCAAGGATAGCCCCAATGGCTTTAGACTTGTTTTGGCAACCTGCTTCAATTAGGCGCTCTAGTTTACGCAAGTTTGCGTCTGAAATGTTTGTTGATAACTTTTCGTCTTTAGGCTCTGTAATTTGGAGCTTATGGAAGAAAGCGTTAGGTTGTTCTGTAGCTTCTTTCTTAGATTCATGTTTTGGCTCTGCTTTCTTTTTAGCAGGTTTCTTAGCAACTTTCTTTTTAGGAGCTTCAACAGGTGTTTCGTCTGTGTCGATAGCGTCCAAGACAATAGGCTTGCTTGTTTTTGTTGGTTGTTTAGTAGGCAGATTAAATCCCATTTTTATTTCCTCTTTCTTAACTTCTGAATTATAAAATAGTGTTTCAAGATTATACTATTGTGTTGGAATGATTATAAAAATAATATCCCAACACAAAATGATAATCAGATTATGCTTAATTTATGCTACGTCAATAGCGTTCTTGATTGTTTCAAGACTTTCTTGTAGTTTGCTAAAGTATTTTTCAAAGCTCTTGTCACGATACTTCGAGCGCTTCATAATATCAAAGATAGTTTTGTTTTCCAAACTTGCGTCACGGAAAATGTTACGCTCCCAGATATTCGTAATGAACAAGTCATTATCCTTGGTCTGCTCTAGGTATTCATTTGTAGCAGTAACGCCATGAGTACCACCACCAGATTTTAACAAGTTCCCTACAAAGACTATTTTTGCCTTCATGATAGGTTCGTCATCATCATTGACAAGGTTATCATCATTTTTAAGAGCTTCTGCACGGTTATATACACCGATAGCTCCGTCCATTTCATCACGCCCTGAACCTGTGACAGCAATCAACAAGTCACTAGCTAGGTAGAAGCTATCAAGTAAGACACCTTCGCTGTTGTGAGTATCAATAATAACGTAATCGTAAAACTCACTCAGTTTAGAGCGTTTAAGCCAACGTTTAAAGATTAGTGGACTTTTACGTTCCTTGTGTTCGATATGATCTTCAACCTCTTTCAAGCTCTTAGTAGCTACGAGCAGGTCAAGGTTGTCTTTGACAGTTAAAGGAACGACAGGCTTTTTACGGAAGATGTTCTCAAAGAGATTTTCCTCAGAAGAAATATTCACGATTTCTCCTTCTTCGTTTTCCTGATAGACAAAACGCTTAGTAGTGTCTCCCTGACGGTTTGCGTCAATTAGTAAGACACGTCCGTGATAAGCTAGGTAATCAGCCAATAATGTTGCGATAGCCGATTTACCAACTCCCCCTTTAAGGGAAGTAATAGTGACAACTTTCATAATATTGTACTCCTGAAATATAAGATTGTGTTTATCTTTTTGTGTCGAGAGATATTAAAAAATAATCTTTAAACACAAAAACATAATCACTTAACACAATTTAATAATAACACAATGAAAAACCTATGTCAACAAAAAAGATAAAAAAAGTTTAATTTTTTTAAAAATAAAAAAACCTTTATTTATATAGTTGTAAGATGAAAATAATAATGGTATTATAGATTATATAAAAACAACATAGAGAGGAGATAAACTTGCAAAAACATAGGATTGTTGAAAAAGAGTATATTGCCCTAACAGATGAAATCATGCAGTTTATTGAAGAAAAGAAACTTGCTCCCAAAGACTTTGTAGTAAGTGGAATGAAAATCGGAACGACCTCTAAAATCTTTTATACGAAAGATAAAGAGAAGTTCTTTAAGTTGCGAGGAACAGTTATCCTACAACTATGTAAAATCTTAGATAAACATAAGAAGGGCAAATACTTTGAGAAAAAACTACGAAAGATATTTGACCGAGACAAGCAATTCTTTTACAAATGGCGAAAAGAATTGAAGGAGACAGACGAGGTTGGTTCTGCTATTGCAACCAACAGCATTAGACAACTCTATACAGGAGATAAGGAATTTCATTTTAGCATAGCTAAGATGATCCAACTCCTAGACTATATAAGTGATTTAGAGATTGAATCGCAACGAAAGAAGGAAAAGGAAAGTGGAAGTAAGAAAGTCAATAAAACACGTTCCAACGTATGAGAAAACAAGGAACTATACAAACTTTGAGCGCTATAAAACGTTCGATATTGAAGGATTTTTTGGCGATAAGAAACTAAAGGTGGCAGAAGTATTAAGTACCAAGCCATTGAAGTTGTTAGTAGAGATAGAGGAAGATAATACAATCTATCCAAAGTATCAAGATGGGAATGTCGCAAACAATACAGGCAGACTATTTCGCTTGTACCTTGACACGCCTTCTAACCGAGAAGTGCAGGCAGGTCAAGTCATGCGTTCAGAAAATCCTTATGTAGAGTTTGACTTTGAGGATTCATACGTCAAAGTTGTCTCTTATGAAAAATTGTTTGTCTATACAGGTGGGCTTGTCCTGATTGATAGAGAGCAAGAAAACTTGAAAGAATTTTATAGTGGGAGAGATTAGATGGTAGCTATTGAAGCAGAAAAAATACAAGGTCTAATGTTCTTTCGAGGAATTAACCAAGACTTGATTTTTGAAGAAGCAGAATTTGAGACAGTTTGCGCTTATGAAAAGTCATCAGACGAGATACGAATTATCTTACAAAATACCAAGGTTGATTCTCCTAACGAGGAAGAACTAGTGTTCGTTCGCTTGATTGGTTCTAATGGCAGAGGTTTGCCAGTAGATTCTATGAAAAGTGGCTACAAAGTAACAATGGACGATATGGAGATTGAAAAAGTAACTCACGTTCGTTCACAGCTAACTATTACGGTATCGTCTATTAAGCTAGGCAGATACAAGTTGAGTAGTGATAATAAGATTGAAATTGTAGATTGATAGAAAGGAAAATAGATGATTAGTAAGTATGAAGCCTTGCAGGAGCAAATTGGCAATCAACCTGCTTTGGGGCAACAAAAATTAAAAGCTATGTTACGGTTCTTGCAGGACGGTCAAGTAAGCCAGTCTGAGCTTGAAAAAATCCTGACGTATGATTACAAAGGCAAGACGGAAGAACAGTCTGAACTATACACTACGCTAGTAGGGTTAGTGATTGACCTCTATATCAAGAACAACGGTCAGGAAAACTTTTTGGAGCTATATAATAGCTTGCAGGGAGAACCAGAACAAGTCCAAGCTGAACCAGTAGAGGAGAAACAGAATGAGCCTACAGAGGGCAATTCTACTATCATTGCTCCACAACATACTGAACGGACACCACAGGCAGTTGCTCCAAGAAAAAGAATGAGACTAGCTTCTCCAAAACCAAAAGAGGAAGTCCAAGAGCCAGTAGTTGAATCAGTTGAGGAAGTCCTACCTATTGAGGAAGTAGCCGAGGTTGAAGAAGTGAAGGAACAACCAGTAGCAACCGAACCGATAGAGCCAGTAACCTATGTAGAGCCAGAGCTTGAAGATACTGACCTTGAAGAAGTTGAAGCTCCAGAAGTGGCTGACGCAGAGGTAGCAGATGAACCAGAACAACTAGAAGAACCAGTTGCAGAAGATGATTCTGAACCAGTAGCAGACGCAAAACCACGCAAAAAAGGTGGGGTTTTGAAGTATATTGCAGTTGGTGTTCCTACCGTCCTTGCGATTGGGGGCTTGGTATTTTGGCAAGTCAATGAAAACAACAAGGCTTCAAGTCTTGCAGAGCAGGAAGTTGTAAAAATCTTGGAAGAAGCTCCTAAGAAAGAAGATACAGCAACAGCTCTATCAAGTAGCGAGTTTGACAACAATGTTAAGGCGCTCACTACAGCATTTGACACGATCAAGCAAAATGACAAGACAGGACTTTCAGGATATTTTACTTTCGAGGACAAGCGTTACATCATTCAAAAGTACGACCAGACAGGAACGTTGACAGTTTTTGATCCAAAAGGGGAAAAGGTTGTTTATAATGACGAGTGGGTACAGAAGTTCATTGAAAACTCAAAAGCTAAAGCGAAGAAAACCGAGAAGAAAGAGGAAAAACCAAAAAGTTCTGATGATTCTTCTAAAAAAGAGAATAAGAAGGACGCTGATTCAAACGCAGTACAGACTAAGAAGAAAGAAGGTAGCAACTAATGAAGTTGAAGTTTTCGGAGTTTAATAATCAGGATTGGCTATTCTTCATTCTGAAAGTTGTCTTAGTATTGGTACTACTCTTGTTGCCCTTCCAGTTAGGCTATTCATTTAAGCATTATTATCATGTATTGGGATTTATGATTCTACCATTTACGGTAGGCTTGATACCTGTACTATTCAACTTTAGAAGTGCTTGGAAGTGGCTTGTATTTGGCGCAGGGTTGACAGCAACGGTTGTTTGGCTAGGCTTTAGTTTATTTAATAGAACCTACATAGGCTATATGGGAGCTGATGGATTCAGGCTATTGGATCAAAGCAATCCTAACTTTGTATTTTCGGTATCAGATAAAGATAAGTCTGCAATCGAGGGTAGCTCATACATAGTATTTATGAACCCAACGTGTGAAGCGTGTCAGGCAACAGTTCCAAAGCTCCAAAGCCTTACAGGTAGAGCGCAGTCTGCAATCGTTTATGTGGACGTGACAAGTGCTTTTGGCGAGGAATATGTAAAGCATTTTCCTGATATTGACAAAGTTCCTTCTGTTTACAACCGTGAGACAGGAGAAATCCTACGACTTGGCTATCATACCGATAGTGGGATTGAGATTTTAGATGAAAACATCAATAAAATAGCAGATGATACAAAACACTAGAAAGAGAGAATAAACATGGCTAAAACAGAAGAACAGATTAAAGAGGAATTTCTATTCATTGTCGAGAACAACAAGGAAATGCTAGAAAAAGTCATTGCTTCTTACAATAACTTTTTGGCAGAATACCGTAAGTTCTTAGAAAAAGACTATGCTACGCTTACTATCTATGAAGCGATTGAATCGGCAGAAAGCTACGCCCTGCAAAAGGACGAGGAAGAAGGTGGAACGTTCTACGCAGAGCTTCTAACGGATTGGTATGACGAGCAAGTGTTGGAATGGAAAAACCGTCTTGATGGCTTGAAGAATGACTACATGATTGAGAGTGTTCCAGTCGTTGATCCAGAGGATAACGTGGATTGGGGCGATTACGTCCGTCCAGTTATCTATGATATTACGGATTGGGGCTTCCTAGTCGTTCCTGATGAAAAACACTTAGTAGAAAATGATATTAAGGGGCTAGAACATATCGTCTATACGGTTGAATACTACAATTTCCCTATCTACTCAGAGGAAGATTTTAATAAGTCAGAGGAATTGCAGGAATACTACAGGAGCTACAAGCGATATGAAACGCTATTGCGTGAAAACAACATCACAGCAACCGATACTTGGAAGTTTGCTTTAAACCCTGACTTTACCTATGACAAGTGGGCAGGGCGTAAGGTAACAACACCAGAAGATACGCTCACTCTTGCTCAATACCTCAATCAATGCTTGCAACGTATCAGTAATGATATTGAAGAAATGCTGACAAGTGTAGCAAAATCAGAACAGGCTCACTTGTACTTGAAGGAAACGTACTATGACGACAACAAAGCAGAACAACTTTTTAAAACATGGATTGCTACGAAAGGTTATTAGTATTGGCTTCCTACTAACTTTTTGTCTGGTAGGGGTAGCTTGCTCAAAGCAGGCTTCAACCGTAGATAACAACGTGGAAGTTCCAGAGAGTTTAAAGGCTCAGAAGGAAGAAAAGGGAAATCTTACCAAAGAGGAATATCAAGCTCTTAGAGAAGCCTTGGTAAAAAATGGGCTTTACATTAACAAAGACGATACGATTGGTGGGGTTTTCAATCTTTCAGATGGTTCAACCATGCGTGTCTATCGGCTAGATGGAGACGGAAATCTTTGGGGAGTAGTCAATGTAGGAGAAAACCAAGAGAAAATCGCAGTATTTGATTATGTTTCTGTTCTGACCTATATTGAACGGAAAGATAGTGCGAAGGTGGAATAACAATGGCTCAGAATTATATATTTGTCCGTCTGAATTTAAGACGGTTAAACAAGTACGAGAAACAACGAGTAGAACGTATAGTGGAGAATTTGCAGAGGAAAACTGATGACAAAGACCGTTATGTGTTCATATCGTTGTTAGAATGGCGCAAAATCGAGGACAGAATAGTATTGCGCCCAGATTTATACAAAAACCTAGAAGTTGATCTTGTGAGTATGCCAGAAGAAAATATCATGCGAGGTGGAGCAGTTGGGAGTGAAGAATTTATGGGTTGGTTAGAAAAACTACCTAGAGACGACACTTTCCACAACGAAGGCGATATTGAGATTGACGGTTCAGTTTTTTGGGATAGTCCAGATGAAGGGTAAGTAAGAAATGTTTGAAAAATTTGGAATATGGTTAGACGACCTAGAGGACTTAGTAAAAGCGTCCGATTGGAAGAAGATAACACTAGTAACGATTATCCCTGTAATCGTAGCATTTATCTTAGGTGGGTTCTTCTTCTCTAAAAAGGTAACGGTAACGCAGGCTTACACGACTGATGAAGTAGGCAAGTTATTCTCTACGCAGGATTTACCAACGCAGATTGGGAATATCGAAAATAACGAGCTGAAAGTAGTTCAAGGTCAACTAGCAGATATTCAAGTAGCGCAGGAAAAAGATAAGAATGGCGAAGATACGGACTTTGCATTGAACTTTACGAAGTTAAACGCAGACACGGAGCTTAATAATTTCTTTAAAACTCTTATTGGAATCCGTTACGATACGAAGGTAGATACAGCTTACAAGAGCTTGAAGCCTTACCTAGCTTCAAGTGCAAGCTCAGATAAGCCTGCTGATGAAGATAAGGCTAAGAAAAAAGAAGGCGAAGCTGACGCTGATTTGAGCGTACAGCAGAACATTTACAATCTTCTAGCTTCTCAGTCTTGGGGTAAAGAGACACAATCAACTACAGCTCTAGCAAGCCCTGTTATGGTATCGGTTATGAGTGGTTCTACAAGCGCTAATAGATACTTTCAGGTGCTAGTTCCTGCAACGAATGATAAACGAGAATTTGCCTTGCTTAACTACATTGTTAAGACGAATAAAGAGGGCAAAGTCCTTGCTTGTACCTATACAGGAGCGTTGCAAGGGTATTCTGACATGAATACATACTACAAGAAAATAGCTGACCTTTTGCAAGGAAATACAGTCCGAGACGACAAAGGGGGCTATAATGCTAACGAGAATAAAGAAGATTTTAGCCATCACAAAGTAGGAGAGTAACAATGAACAGTTTAGTAAAAAGAATACTAGTTGGCTTAATCGGTTTAGTGTTGATTGGTATTGCTTGTTTCTTCCTGTTTTTTAACAAGAAAAGTACAGGGAATGACTTTAAGTTAGAGGAAGCAAGCGTTCAATCAACTACTACGCAAGAGGAGACGACAGAAAAAGTTGAACTTATCGCTAGTGATCCACAAAAGGAACTAGAAAAAACTCTTGAAAAACCGAATGAACAAGTAACAGGGGAGCAAGCAGAGACAACTAAAAAGATGATACAAGTCATGGTTGACGCTCTTGAAAAAACCCCTAACAAGCAATCTATTGTACCTGATAGGCTCAATCATGACCTATCAAGCTATCGTAGAGACTTAATGATTATCAAAGAGAAGATGATTTTAAAATACAAGTATGACGCTTCTAAAACTAAGGTTTTTAAGTCTAACTTGGACGGAACACTACAGTTTACAATCACGTTTACTGATGGAAAGAATATCCTTGTTTATTCAGGGAATTATGATACCATGACAGAGCAGATTCAACTTGCAACATACAGGGAAGGAGAGTAGATATGGCAGAAGTAATTTCAATTCAAGACTATACTTTGGCAGGTTTAAACTTTGCGATTCAAAATGTAGCAGAAAATAAAAAGCTCTTTGGAGCTAACCTAGAAACATGGCTACATAAGATTGATGACGCAGGGGGAGACTTATCAGAGGAAGATAAGAAAGTCTTTGGCAATCAGGAACAAGCGATCCAGTTTGTAGCGTTTAACACTATCTCTAATCAGGAAGATATTGAGAAAGAACTAAAGGCGCTATGTGACCTAGTTGTACCATTGAATACACTAGCTGATTGGGGGAATCATAACCTAACAGTCCTTGAAGAAGGAGAAAAGGAAGCTGACGCAGAGGATAAAGAGCTATACTCTAGTGTTATTAAAGCTATTCAAGGGTTTGTGAAGGAAGTCAATGACCTATCTAGCGAAGTCTCAGAGCTGACGGAACACTTAAAGCGTTCAAGAGAGCTGATGAAGGTTGTCTAAGGCAAAAAAGCAAGTTCACAAATAGCTTGCTTTTTTTGATACAATAAAATAGACAACGAAGGAGAGTAGATAGATATGGTTACGATTAAACGAAAATCAGAAAATAAAGATGATTCATTAAGACAAGCAACCCTCATGTTTGAAAAACGCTTTGACTTGCAGGACTTTACAGCAACTTTGATTGAAGCTGAACCAAGCACAATTAAGGAGCTTGTAGAAGATTATCTGCATACAGAGGGCTTTCCTAAAGGCGTGACGTATATAGACGTGGATTGGCACTTAAAACCACGCCTGAGAGCGTCTTATGACAAGTGGGTAGAATTAGGTATCAATGAAGGCTATATCGCAGATGACGACCTAAGAGACGGTCTGAGAGAGTTCTTTGATACAGGGCGAGCAACGGAAATGGCGTTGAAAGAATGGAATAAAAGTCATCTATTAGATTTAGAAGTAGTCCTGAATGAAACACTTGAAAAGTGGGAGCATAGAATGGGTGGCTCAGAAGAATTGCTTGATAACTTTTATAGACTGTTTGACGCTATGCAGGTCAACAAGCTCCTAACTGAGAATATAGACAGTTATCCTGAATTGGTTGAAGAATTTAGAGACAAAACCAAGGAAGCAGGGCTTGATAATGCGAAGCTCAACAATACTCACTACAAAGTGAAGGTCAATACGCAAGGGAACGAAAGCGAAATTGTCCTTTTGATGACATTGATCCTGAACATAAATAGTCCACAGGCGCTAGATAGCATACCTAAAATGACTGCTGATGACTTTAACACGCTCCTATGCTTGCCAAGTATATTTAGAAAGCTCAGTAAGATGGTTGAATTGCTAGATAGCGTGACTGAGTGGGAAGAAAGAAACAAGCAGATTGCGTCTGAGAGAGTGGCTATCCAAAAAATCTCCCAGAAATTGGCAGATGGATTCAATCCAGATGAAATCCTGCAACATTTAGTAGCAACTCCTAGTCCAGACAACCCTTACTATAAAAAACTTGAAGCATTGGCAGAAGAACGTCATGTGTCTGTTGAAAAATTATTGGCTCAAAAACCAAAAGCAACTCTAAAATTTAATGGAGATATGGCTGAATTATCAAAGAAATTACTTGATACCAAGCTATCAGAATACGAGATTTACAGGAAATTTTTGTCAGGAGAAAAAGAACTAATTGACGCTTTTTGGCTAGAAGAACTCCTAAAAAAATCGCTAAATGTTGAGTTTATAGGATGATAGAAAGAAAAAAGTATTATTTTATATTTTATGAAATAATACTTTTTTTGTGTTTACTATTTGTTTTTTCTAAAGAATGATGATATAATTTAAAATATCTTAAATAATAAAAAGGGGGTGAAGAAGAAATGAAGGCAAAACGTGATATTTACGAGCCAATGGCAAGCGAATTAGGTTTGACTAAAAAGGCTTCTAAAGAAGCAGTTGAATTTGTATTCGCAAAAATCGCTGAACACTTGTCAGAAGGCGAAAAAGTCCGTATTGATGGCTTTGGTATCTTTGAAGTTCGCAACCGTGCTGAACGTAAAGGACGCAATCCACAAACAGGAAAAGCGCTCACGATCAAGGCAAGCAAAGCACCTGCATTTAAAGCAGGTAAAGGCTTAAAAGATAAAGTCAATGCTTAATCTTTATAAATGATAAATTGTAAAATATAGTGTAACAAAAAACTCATAATTGCAAGCTATCATAAAATAAAAAAAGAAAGAAAGGTTTAGTTCCATGCAAACTAAAGACTTAGTTCCTTCGGACAATCATACCATCCAGAAAACACTTGCTCTTGGTTTACTTGCTAGCGCAATTTTGACTGCTAATGCAGTCGCAAGCGCTGATAGTAACACTAACGCTAATTTACCTACGTCTGAACTTACACCATCATCAGACAAACCGACTGCTGATATTCCAGTCACTATTGAAACACCACAGACGGATGCGCCAGTAACACCAGACGTTCCTTCGGTTGATGTCCCACAAACAACAGAAGATAAACCGTCTGAGTTGAAGCCAGCCGAGGAATTGCCAGTTACAACTGAAACATCAGAAACAACTGAACAACCAACTACCTCGACTGAAACAACTGAAGCGACTACAACCGACAAGGCTGAAACTCCTGTTGTCACAGAAAAACCAAAGCCAGCAGTAGAAGTTCCACAAACGAACGATACAGGTAGAGAAACTATCTTACATCCACAAGAAACTGGAACACCTACTGTAACGCCTACAAATGACGCACCAGTCATTACAGACCAAGGCTACAAGGTTGTAGATATTGCCAAGTCAATTCTTACACTTGAAAATGCAGACGGTTCACTTGTAAAAGTAAATCCAGAGCTTGTCGGAGGGGTGACTAATGAGGACGGTACAGTTTCTATTAAGAACTCTAAAGGCGAGTTGGAAACTTTGCCAGAAACAAGCTCAGTAGAAAGTGTTTTAATTACTTTTATCGGTTTCTTGTTATTGCTTTTTGGTTTCACTTTGGCTAACAAAGCAAAACATAACAACTATACTTATTTGTAAGAAAAGGGGATTAAATGAATAAGCAACAACTTTTTAATAAATCATCAGAAACACAAGCACGCGCACGTATGATTAACACTAAGGCATACGGTCTAGTTAGTGCAATAGCATTGGCAGGGGCAGTTAGCTTTACTGTCATAACTGGTACCGTAAGCGCAGATGAACAAACTACAACAGTTACATCAGCAATTACACCAACACCAGCTAAAGACGGACAAACTGTAACAGTTACATCAGAAACAACATCAGCACCAGTTAAAGTGGAAGCAGTTTCTGAAACTGGTTATCCGTCAACAAACTTGACTGAAAAACAACCAGAGCCTACTGCTGAACACGTTGAAATGACAAACAACGCTAATAAAGCTGGTAAAGAAATTGTTACACCTGTTGAAACACCAGAACTTGACAAAACAGTTCAAAAGGCTAAAGACGCAGGCGTAGAAGTGACTGAAAAGCCACAAGTTGCTCACGATACATTAGCTGAAGCTAAAGCTGATGAAAAAGCACAAGTGAAGAAAATCGAAAGCGCCAAGGCTGAAAAGGTTACAAATACCGAAGAAGTCAATAAGGCTAAAGCAATCAACGCTAAAATCAACGCTGAGAATAAGACAGAAATGCAAAAACATGGTCTGACTTATACTGGCGATAGCAACAAAGACGCTAAAACAGTGGCAGAATACACTTCTAAAACTCTTGCTGATAACAAGAAGAAAGAAGAAGCATACAAAAAAGCAAAGGCAAACGCTGAAAAAGTAAATGCAAGCAACAAAGCTATCATGGAAGCTAAAGGTCTTAAATACACTGGTGTTTGGGAACAAGATAAAAAAGCAGTAGATGATTGGAATAAGAAGAATGTCGGTGAAAAAATCGTTTCATCAAAAGAAACAGGTTTGACTGCAACTTCTAGCACGACTTTTGAAGCTGTTTCTGGTGCAACTAAAACAACTCCTCCAACACGTATTCAAAAGTTGATTCAAGGACAAAACTTGGATACAAACTTAGATGCTAAATTCGATAACGTATTCAAGTTTGATGATAAGAGTGGAGAAGCTGTAATTAAGGTTAAGAATACTTCACACGGTGATGTTACTCTTACATTTAGTGGTGTAACTCCTTCGCCAGATTCAGCTTTCACCGCTTCCTATGTAGCGTTATGGTACGGTGAAGATGGCGGTATCGGTTATGGTATTGTTACTGGCGCTGGTGGTGGAACTTCTGACGGTGGAGGAGTTGACGGTCAAGATGGTACTGGCGGAAATGGAGGTTACTACAGTGAACGTAACGGTTGGGTGAAACAAGTTTCTGTTACTGTTTCAACAGATGCTACTGATATGACTGATGTTACTATCAATGACGTGGATAGCAACCAAGTAGTCAGAGTGTCACCAATGGGCAATGCTAAAGTAACAACTGGTAAAAATATTACTCAAGACGGTAATACATTTACTGCTAACGATTCAGCACAGTCTCAAAGTACAACAGGGGTTCTTGATAGTAATGGTATTGGTTGGACTTATGACAAAGGTCAACAAATCCACTTCTGGTTCGACCATATTAACACATCTGATGAATCTCTATCTATTGTAGGGGGACTTTTCGGACGTGCTTCTCAAAAAGTTGTGAAGGAGTCCGTTAAACCTATTTCAATCGAAAAGGCTACTATTCCAAACTTCTCACCTAAGAAAACACCTACATTAAAACCACTTGTAAAAGTTCCTCTTGAAAAGAAAATTGCAGTAGATTATCACAAGACTGCTGTAAAATATGCCCCTAAAATCTTAAAAGGAGTAGTAAACGACGATAACAAAGATATCGACGGTAAACTAGTTCCTAAAGGCTCACTCGTTAATTGGACGCTTAACACTGGCTTACTTAAAGCTGGACGTGAAGCAATGACTGCTATTGAGCTAAATGACCCACTTGAATCTGGCTACAAACTTGATGAAAAGGCAACTGCTAAAGCAAATCCAACGTTTGAGTTTACTCACAACGGAAAAGGTAGAACTTTTATTAAGTTCGGTGCTAGTGAACTTGCTAAAGTAAATGCAAACCTTGATAAAGACTACGTTATGCCACAAATCAAGTTGATTGGTACAGTCTTGAATGACAATGGTTTCTACAACAACACTTACTCAATGACTTTGACAACTAAGTCTAAGAAGAAGTACACAGTTACCTCTAACACACCTAAAGTTAAGACACCTGGCTCTAAACCAGTCAAAGACGTAGTTGATGATAAAGGAGTTTCAATCAATGGTAAGACAGTTCTTCCTACAACAGAGTTGAACTATAAACTTACTCAAAACCTTTCTAACTACAAAGGGGTTGAAGCATCTAAATCATCAGTTATGAAAAACTTTGCCTTGATTGAAGATCCAGACGAAAATTCTATCGACACAAGCACGTTGAAAGTTAAATCTATCACTGCTGGCAACAAAGACGTATCTGAATTGTTGCAAATGCACCACGTTCTTTCAATGGATACATTGGACGCTAAACTACGTCAAATGGTTATTGATTCTGGTATCTCACCAGTAGGCGAGTTCTACATGTGGGTTGCTAAAGAGCCTCAAAAATTCTACGAGGCTTACGTGAAGAAAGGAATGGATATTACCTACAACCTTTCATTCAAGATTAAAAAGACATTCACACAAGGTGATATCGTCAACGCAGTACACCAAATTGACTTTGGTAACGGATATGCAGGTAACAAGGTAGTTAACCATCTTCCTAAACCAGAAGTCCACAAAGACGTTTTGAATGCTAAAGGTGATAGCATTGACGGTAAACGTGTTCAACTTGGCGACCTTCTTACTTACAAGCTAGAGGGTTGGGTTATCCCTGCTAACCGTGGTTATGACCTTTGGGAATACCGCTTCGTAGATAGCCTTGACGTAGAACATGACGAATACCAAGGTTTCACAATCAAAGCTAAGAAAGACTTTGTATTTGTGGACGCTAAAGGTAATCAAAAAGCTATCAAGGCTGGCGATGACCTTAAAGCCTACACAGAAACAGTTTACAACGCTAAGACTGGATTGTTTGAAACTCGCTTTACAAAAGAGTTCCTTGCTTCAATCCCTCGCACAAGCGAATTTGGAGCAGATGCCTTTGTAGAAGTTAAACGCATCAAACACGGTGAAGTTACTAACGAATACACTCTATTCGTAAACGGAACACCTGTACTTTCTAACGAAGTTAAGACATATAGCTTCCCAGATCCAGAACCTAAGAAACCACAACCTAAAAAC